AGCGTTAAGCGTAAAGTATATGTGAAAGTTACTTACCTGGTAATCCGAGTGATTTTTCGTCTTCTTCGACTGTATCTTCGCTGTATGAAATGTTCGGTGTATTAAGTTGTTTCCGTCTATTATTAGGGTCTTCATTCTTTTTATATTGCGCCTCAACAACCGAATAAACGTCCTTAGGCAATCTCTCTACAAATTTAATTATATCCTCGTTCCTTCCGTTATCAAATGATTCTATCGGAACATTAACATTTTCCATTTGAGGTAAAATAAGACATCCGATAGTATCTTTTTTAGGATCAACTACTGCGAACATTTTACCTATATAATCCCCCGTCTCAACAGCGTATATATCTCTCTTACGATAGTTCATCTGTACCAAATCCGTGACCTTTAATATGGTGCATTTCTGATGCGAAGTATTTTAATAAAAACGAATTTAACGCTTCTTGTTGTTGCGGTGTTTTTGACGCTTTAATATCTAAATGACGTCCCTGAAAATCATAACCTAATAAAATATAACAATCTAAATATTCGCTAATAATATTGCATAGTCTATGCGCTAAATCTTGTCTTCTCTTAAATGTTTTTTTATCGACAATACTTTGTTTGAGAGCTCTTTCTACCAGTTCTCTTAATTCCTCGTCGTTATCAAATTCTTCGGAATCTTCTTCTGGCTCTTCATCACTCATATAATTATTTATTCAAAAAATCATTCTTATCCTTTTGCTGCACTCCAGATCTTAATAATTTACTTACAACGACTTCAATTGAGTCTGTCTTTAAGCTAAAGTTATTATTGAATACTTGATTACCGTCATTAAAGCTAAATAAATATTCCCCCTTAAATGGTGTATTTTCGAAACATGTAACATATACAGAAGCTCCGCCCGGGTCGACTAAAACAGTCCATTTACGGGGGTCGGATTTACCATACTTATCAAATATTCGCAGTGTTACAAAGTCATTATCTTTTAACCTCTTAATAAAATACCCTGCGGTTTTAAGCTTGTTTTTCTTATTTTGCATTATCATTGAGTTAAAGCTGATATAATATATTTTAATTTAATATCCTTATCTTCAATATCAAATACAACAACGCCGTATTCAGTATTTACTTTAACATTAAACTCTTCATTTATAATTGAAAGTAATCTAATATTATCTAAATTTACTGGCACCGGCTTTAACTCAATATCCGCCTTACCTAAGCTTAAAGTAAAATTATCAGTATTATGACGGGCGCGATCTGTAAGTTCCGCCATTAGGTTATTACCTTCGGTATAAAAGTATATTTTATTTGTTTCAGATGCAAAAGTGCTACCCTTAAACAAACGTTGTAACGTATTTTTGTTAAGTTTAAATTCAACATCAAATTTAAATGAATTAATTTTCTCTAAATTAATATTAGGATTGGTTATAAAACCTTCTTCAAATAAATGATATTTAAACTTAACACTATCGCCTCTATATTCGAGATTATTTGAATTAATATCTAAAGATATATCAGTATCTTCAATAGTATCTAACACATTACGTAACTTCTTTACATCAGGTACATTTAACGAGCTATTAAAACCAATCTCTGTCTTATACTCAGAGCATAATATTAAAGTATTATCAATACTCGAAACCAAGCTAGTTATTTTATCTTCTTGTAAATCAAGAATAACGCCACTATCGTTTATTTTTGAAATAGCGTCTAATAGCTTTAGAAATTCAGCTTTGTTTGCGACCTCTAGTTGTCTTTTTTCCATTATCTAATTTTAAGCTAATTTCCCTTAATAGCAAATTTTGCTCTTTTAAGATATCAAGTAGCTTATCTGTAACAGTGGGTTCTGATAAGTTAAACTCCATTTGATTTGGATTCACTTCCGGTTCATCATCATAAAGTTTTATTGATGTAGGCTGTGGAGGCGCTGTCTGTAATTCAGCTGCAGCTTGCTCTGGGGTAACCTGCTGAACTGGTTGAGGAGGAGCTTGTTGCTGAGGTGGTGGTTGTTGTTGAGGCTGTCCATGAACTGTGGGTATGTGAGCAGTTTGCTCAAATACTTGTTTCATTTGATTAGACTTTGGTTGAAGATTACCAGATTGCCCTATTATATCTTGATCACTTTTATGTAGCTGGCCATAAGTCTGCCCCATAAATTGCATGACAGCTGCCTTTTCTTCTGGTGTCATTCCCTGGGTATCCATATTAAAGATCCTTTAACAAGTCGTCAATATCCTCTTCAACCGTATCATTTCCAGCAACGACTGGCTCTGGCTCAACTGGAGCCGCCACTGCTGGTTCAGGCGCTGTAGTAGCAGGAACGTCTTCTTCAGTTTTACAGTAATAATGCTCGTTGAGCATATCTTTAAGTTCGTCATAAGACTTTTGAGTAAACACCTCAGTAAGATCAAACCCACTCTCATAAATTTCCTTCTGTTTGTCTTCTTCCAAATTAATTTTACCAGCGGTAGTAAATCTAGAAGAGACATATGTCGGAAAGTCACCTTGCTGTTCAACTTTAATTTTAAAGTTAACACCTTCGTCTCCAAGATCGAAAATTCGTGGACCGAATTCTTCTGCATCTTCACCTTCAATCGCTTCAGTAATAATTTTTTGAAGCTGCTTACCATATCGAAGAATTTTTACCTTACCATTATTATCCGGGTTAACAGGATCATCGATAACATATACGTTTACAAGCCACTTTTCCAAGCGCCTAATAGCTTGCATTTTTTCCTTCTCTTCTTCGCTACCTGTTCTAAGAACCTTAAAACGTTCTTCAGCGATTGGGTCTCGCTCACCGAATGTCTGCGGACTTAACGTTTGAACGTATTGACCAGTAGCGAAAGAATTCCAGCCGTGGTTGTAATAATGAAAAAATGTCTTACTTGGATCTTTAGCAAAAGGTAAGAGTCTTACCGTAAAAGTATTGCCTACCTTAGTCTGCATAATTTCGTTAAATGTAGCAGAGCCCTTACTCTCGGAGCTCGCTAACGCGTCTTTAATTGATTGAAACATTGAAGTATTAAAAGTACTCATGCCATAATTATAGGACCTACAGAGAGAAGTTCAACGGTTTTTTACAACTGTATATTCGAATTAGAATTAAGGAACTTAGTAATATACTTCGACTTTGTAATTGCTGGTTCAAAGTCAATGAATAGTTTTACTATATCAAAGTTTGTTTCAATAGTTAAAAGCTCCTTTAATATATTTCTCAATCTTTCCTCCTGTAAAACTAATATAAAAATATTTTGTAGTGATAATTTTTTGCCTTTTAACATCGAACAAAATGTACAAAAGCAAAGTAAAAGATGCTCCGTTTCATCCTTTATTAAAGTCTTGGAGGGGTTTGGTGATATGTTAGATGTTGTTAACACGGTACAAATGTTTTGGTTAAGTTTGCAAATTGTTCAGTCAACTTCCCGCCAGCAGCCGCTGCATGTCCTCCACCACCGCATAGTTTTGTAGCTAATATGCTTACATCTATATTACTCTCTTTTGAACGTCTAAATGATACAGTCTTAGCTTGTGTGTTTACAATAATGCTTATATCTGTGTTATACTTCTTTAATAAGAAGTGCGCAAGTTCATTAATTGCATAGTTTGCAAATGTAGCTACGACACTATAGTCTTTTATCATACCTGTAAAGACTTCACCCGTATCAATTTGATCTTTAAACTTTTTAAAATATAACTTTATAGCATTCTTTTCATGTATAGTAAATTCTCTATAACCGTCTATAAACGCTGCTATAAATTTTTCAGTTTTAGGAGAATTTAAATTATAGTATATAGCATTTAGCTTTAACGACTCTTTATGTTTTGTATTATACCAGTCATATGTACTAATATACTTCAGCAACTCTTTTTGTTTATCTGTTAAATGCTGTAAGTGCTTATCAAATTTATCCAAGATTAGATCTACGCAAGAATAATAACTATCATCAAGTATAGTTTTTGCTTTACTATAAAGTTCTTTATGTTTAGTGTGATTTTTATGCGCATCAACTACTACTACATTTGGTTTATCAGCTAGCCTAATTTGTTCGGGTGTTAAGTCTAGGTCGATAATATAGACCCTATCATAATGATCTAAGGATTCTTGTGCGCCCTTAAACTTACCGGTGAAAGTATACTCAGAAACGTCATTAATGCTAAATATTTTAGCATCTTTGTATAACCACTTTAATACAAGGGCAGAACCTGCACCATGTAAATCTGTATCTGTCCATACTTGGATATTCACTTTCTAGTATTTACTAAAAGTTCCTTATTGTGCAAGTCCAGCCAATACGTTAAGGGTATCATCCATATCTTCCCCTATTTCAATATCATCTGCTTGTTCAATAGTTAAAGTAGAGTAATCAATCCTCATAGCTTGAGTATTACCTCTCGGCCCGTAACGATTTTTCATCATACCAAGTCTAATAACACCTATACCCCTATCTTCTTCATTCTGAAAGATAGAAATAATTGCATCAGCAGTAGCAGCTAGACCAATAGATTCAGAAATAGTAGCTAAGTCAGGGTTATCTGTATCAAACCCAGCTCTATTCAATTGAGTAGCTGAAATAATAGGACAATTAAACAGGTAACTCATAGCACGTACTTGTTCTGTAACATGCTTAATACGTTCATATGAATTATTACCTACAGTAGAGTGCATTAGGTTAAGATAATCAAGTACAATAGCATCTAACTTAATACCTTGCTCTTCAAACTTCTTAATAAACGCTTTAAGTTGATTAGCAGTAATAGTAGCAGGAGGAAACTCTTTAATAAAAATTTTACCATCTTCATTACTCATACCATGCTTAATGCTAGCAGAGTTTTGAGCTAGCTCTTTCATTGGAATCTTAGTAACGTTACTACAAATACGTCTAGCATACAATAACTCAGACATCTCTAGAGTAACCAATAAAACGTTCTTACCTTCTTCAGCTATATTACTCGCAATATTACCTAGAAAGATAGATTTACCAATATTTGTTTCACCAGCAAAGACATATAGAGCCTTACCCGCTTCTAGAA